TTCCGTCAGTTGCTGAGTTACTAGAAGAAGAAGATTTACCATCAGTAGAAGGGTATATAGAAGTAGAAGAAGAAGTACAAACCATAGAAAATTCTGATGGGGAAACCTTTGCTGAAGTAAAGGATATAGTTCCACCTTGGCCTGAGTTATTACGTTTAGTTAATGATGTCAAAGAGAGTATCCCTGAGATACCTGAGATAAAGTCATATGATAATGAACTGCAAGAACTTCTTACTCATATAGAACAAGTTAAAGAAAGCATTCCAGAAGTTCCAGAAGTAAGATATTATGAAGATCAGATAGAAGCACTTAAAGAAGATATTGATGGTGTTAGATCAGATATCCCTAAGTTTCCTAAGTGGGTTAATGAGGTAAATGAAGTTCCTGATTTCTCTTGGATTGGGAAAACTTTTAGTGTTATAGATGATGACTTTGAAAAGGTTAATGATAACTTACATACACTCAAAGATACATTCAATCAAGATATAGAGAATCTTGCAGAAAATCTAGAACTTAAAGATTTTGAAAAGAAAGTTGAGATTAAAGAAGTAAAGGAGTATCTACAACAAACTAAGGATAAGATATATGAGGAGTTGAAAGAGACTGCTCTTAAGATATATGAGCATAGAAATCAGTTTAAAGATGATGATAGGAAGTTAAAGAAAAGTGTACTTAGTAAACTAAATGAAGCAAAACAGAATATTGAGAAAAAGATAGATGAGTCTAATAGTAAGTATCGTGATTCTAATAAAGAAATTAAGAATTACTTTAATGGATTGAAGGAGGAAGTTGCTAACCTCCCAGAAGTAAAATACTATGATAAGGATATTAAGAAGTTAAGAGATAAAACAGAGTCTCATACTGTCAATATTGCAGACCTTTATAAGATTGTAGAGGATATAAAGGGACAACAAGTAGAATTAAATGAATGGACTGCTAAGTATGGTGATGTAAATCCAGCAAGACCTATAGATCCTGATCCTGCTGAGAAACAAGGATCTGATCCTCTTACTCCTACAGATCAAAAGTTTGCCACTCTACAAGACTTAGCAGCAAACTATAGACTATTTGTTAATAGAGTAGAACAACAGTTATACACCATTGGTGGAGGTGGTGCAGGATTCATTAAAGACCTTGATGATGTAAGTTTTGATAGCACTAATAATGACTTATTAATATATCATTCAGAAACTTCTAAATGGGTTGGTATAGCAAGTACATCATTAGGAAGTAGCACTCTTACTGGATTAAGTGATGTAGATGATTCTAATCTAGGGGATGGTAGATTTTTAAGATACAATGCAACAGAGGGAGATTTTACCTTTGAACCAGTATCTGCCACCAATCTAGAATTAATTGCTGGTGATATTCAGTCAGGTATATTGACTACTTCTGCTACAGGAGAAGCAACTGTCATGTCTATTAGTGCTTCTACTTATAGATCTGCTAGTTATCAGGTACAGACTGTTCAAGGTTCTAATTATAATATGACAACTATTAATGTTATTCATGATGGCACTAATACATACATGAATGAATTTGGAACTATTAATCAACCAACAGGTATAGCTACCTTCTCTACAGATATTAGTAGTGGTGCTTTAAGATTATTAGGATATCCAGCATCTTCTAGTTCTACAACCTTTAAGGTTATATTCACAGCATTGCAAACATAAAACTAATAAATATTATAGTAATGATGTCTAAACATAATGATTTCCTTTCATGAAGCTACTAGATTAAAAACTAGAATAGGAAATGTTATGGATGTCTATCTGTCTTGGAGAGGCAAGAACTACATGATAAAAATGTTTTTCCCTTCAATCAGAAAACCAACTCGCAGAGAAATTCAGGATGAGATAGTTAAAGTATATCCTGGAGCAAAACTCTGGAATTACCAAGTTTCCAATTATGACCAAGGAGAACCACTCCTCCAAGTCGGAGGAAGAGAATAAAGAACTTAAAAAGAAAGTTAAGAATTTAGAAAAAATTATAGATATGACTATTAAGACTAGAGAACATGACCAAAAATTTGGCAAATATGAAATGATGTAGGAGGTTATTATGTCAGACAACATTTATCTAGGTAATCCCAACCTAAAAAAAGCGAATGTAGAACAATCATTTACTAAAGAACAAGTTCTTGAATTCTATGCTTGCAGAAATGATCCAATTTATTTTGCAGAAAAGTATGTTAAGATTGTAAGTCTTGATGAAGGTCTGACAGCATTTAAACCTTATCATTTTCAGAAGAAGTTAATTAAAAACTTCCATGAGTCTAGATTTAATATATGTAAGATGCCTAGACAGACAGGTAAGTCTACCACTTGTGTAGCTTATCTTTTACACTATGTTGTTTTTAATGATAGTGTCAATGTAGGTATACTAGCAAACAAAGCTGCCACTGCTAGAGAACTTCTAGGTAGGTTGCAGACTGCATATGAGAATTTACCTAAGTGGATGCAACAGGGTATCATAGCATGGAACAGAGGAAGTTTAGAATTAGAGAATGGATCTAAGATTCTTGCTGCTTCCACATCAGCATCTGCTGTTAGGGGTATGTCATTCAACATCCTATTCTTGGATGAATTTGCTTTTGTTCCTAACCATATTGCTGACTCCTTCTTTAGTTCAGTTTATCCCACTATTACCTCAGGTAAGAGTACTAAAGTTATTATAGTCTCTACACCTCATGGTATGAACCACTTCTATAGGTTGTGGCATGATGCAGAAAGGGGGAAGAATGAATATGTTCCTACTGATGTTCATTGGAGTGAAGTTCCTGGTAGGGATGCAAAATGGAAAGCATCTACTATTGCAAACACTTCAGAAGCACAGTTTAAAGTTGAGTTTGAATGCGAATTTTTAGGATCTGTTGATACTTTAATTGCTCCTAGTAAATTAAGAGCATTAGTATATGATGAACCACAAACTAGAAGTGCTGGATTAGATGTATATCAACCATGTATAAATGATCATGATTATGTTATTACAGTTGATGTGGCAAGAGGGGTAGGAGGGGACTACTCTGCTTTTGTTGTGATTGATATTACTGAGTTCCCTCATAAAGTAGTTGCCAAGTTTAGAAACAATGAAATCAAACCTATGCTATTCCCTAATGTTATCTGGGAAGTAGCAAAGAGTTATAATGAAGCATTTATTTTATGTGAGGTAAATGATGTTGGAGATCAGGTTGCTGCTATTATCAATTACGATTTAGAATATGAAAATTTATTGATGTGTTCTATGCGTGGTAGAGCAGGTCAGATAGTAGGTCAAGGATTTTCTGGTAAGAAGACACAACTTGGTGTGAAGATGTCCAAGACAGTTAAGAAAGTTGGTTCTCTTAACTTAAAAACTTTAGTAGAAGAAGATAAACTTATCTTTAGTGATTATGATATTCTTAGTGAGTTAACTACCTTTATTCAAAAGCATAATTCTTTTGAAGCAGAAGAGGGATGTAATGATGACCTTGCTATGTGTCTTGTCATATATGCATGGTTGGTTGCTCAAGATTACTTTAAAGAACTTACTGATCAAGATGTAAGGAAAAGATTGTATGATGAGCAAAAGAATCAGATAGAGCAAGATATGTCTCCTTTTGGTTTCATTATGAATGGATTAGATGATGATACCTTTGTAGATGCAGAAGGAGACACATGGAAAATAGATAATGGAACTTTAGAACTAGATAGATTGGCAGGAACTCCTGGTAATTGGAATGGAGATGAATATGGAGATAGATCTTATATGTGGGAATATAGATGATTGATACATCACCTAGTTCTATTAGAGTATTTTTTATTATTATTTTATCAATAGCATGGTTGATTATTTTCAATATACCAACAGAGGAAGATGGAACTAACAGACGCTAATATAATAGAAGTTCTAGAAGAACTGTTGCCATACATTGAGGCAGATGGTGGATGGTTAGAGTATGTTGAGACTGAAGAAGGTTATGTTAAAGTTAGATTGGGTGGTGCATGTGCTACATGTGCTATGAGCACTATGACTTTAAAGCAAGGAATAGAAAAGAAACTAATGATGGAAATTCCAGATGTTAAGGGAGTAGTTCAGGTATTATAATGGAAATTGATAGTCAGATAAGATTAGGACATTTATTACTTTCTGATAGGAAATGTAGAGTATGTGGGGAAACTAAAAATTTAATAGATGGATTTTATTTAACTCGTAAGGATAGAGGAACCTTAGCATCTGCTTATTCCTATGAATGTAAAGTATGTACTGTCAGAAGAATTGTAGAAACTAGAAAGAAAACACAACCACATACAGACTGGAATTATCCAGATTGGTAGTGTTCATGGATTGTTTCCCCAATGAAAACATCGAAAACAATAAATATTTTCAGATAAACTGAGACGAGGCTAGACGACATGGCGACTCCACAATTATCTCCTGGTGTATTAACAAGGGAGGTGGATCTGACTGTAGGGAGAGCAGAAAATGTATTAGATAATATTGGCGCCATTGCTGGTCCTTTTGAAATAGGACCTATTGATGAAGCCACTGATATTACTACAGAAAATCAATTAATTAATACATTTGGAAAACCAATTGGTACTGATGCTCAGTATGAATATTGGATGAGTGCATCTTCTTTTCTTACTTATGGAGGAATTCTTAAAGTAGTAAGAACTGATGATGATCAGTTAAATACTGCTAATGGTAATAGAAGTCATGATTCTGTAGATAGCAGTCTTAAGATTAAAAATTATGATGACTATGTGGCAAACTATGCTGGTGTAGGTCAGACATATGGATATGCTGCTAAGACACCTGGTAGTTGGGCAAATCAACTTAAGGTTTGTTCTATTGATAACTTTGCAGACCAAACTATTGGTATAGGAACTACTTCTGGTGTATCAGTTGGTATGGGTGTAACAGTCTCATTGACTGATCAAGTGGTTGCTGGTTCTGGAGATACATCCAATTTCACTGGATATCTTAAAGGTATTATTACAGGAATGGGTTTAACAACCATTGATGTTAAGATAACCAATAGGGTTACTACTGCTGGAGTTTCAACTGCAATTACATATGCTCAAGGAGATCAAGCAAGATCTATTATAGCAGGAAATAATGTTAGCGTTATTAATTCTTCTGCAGTTGGTATTGCTACCTTTGCTACAGTTGGAGGAAATTATGTTAAAGATTGGTATGATCAACAAACATTGGGTCTTACTAACTCTACTGTTTATTGGAAATCTTTATCTCCTAGACCATATACTTCTCAATGGGCAGAAGATAGATCTGCTAAGAATGATGGAATCCATGTAGTAGTTGTAGATGATGATGGTACAGTAACAGGAATTCAGGGAAATATTCTTGAGAAGAGTCTTAACCTTTCTAAGGCAAAGGATGCAGTTTCCTCATCTAATGCACCTCAGAAGATCTTCTACAAAGATTATCTTGCTCTTTATTCTAAGTATGTTTATACAGGAGATGATCCTTCTGATGGTTCAGATGGAAGTGTAGCAGCATCAGACTTTAGTTCTGCATATACTCCAATAACTACTGCTTCTGGTGGTTGGAATAGAGATGCTCAAGGTATTACTTTTGCTGTGATTGGAAATACCACATACACTCTAACTGGTGGTCAAGATTATTCTGCCACTGGAGGATATGCAGCAACTCTAGGAAATCTAATTACATCTTACAATCTGTTCAAGAATAAAGATGAAATTGCTCTAGATTATCTAATCATGGGTCCTGGTCTTAGTGATAAGGCACAATCTCAAGCAAAAGCAAATAGATTAATTTCTATTGCTGGTGAAAGAAAAGATTGCATGGCAGTTATTTCTCCTCATAGAGCAGACGTTGTAAATATAACTAATACTACTACTCAAACTGATAATATAATTAAGTTCTTTAGTTCATTATCATCTTCATCTTATGCTGTATTTGATAGTGGATACAAGTACACATATGATAGGTTCAATAATCAATTTAGGTTCATTCCAACTAATGGTGATGTTGCTGGATTGATGGTAAGGACAAGTGTTAATTCTTATCCTTGGTTCTCTCCTGCTGGACAGCAAAGAGGTATCATTAATAATGCAATTAAACTTGCTTACAACCCAGATAAAGCACAAAGAGACCAACTCTATCCACTAAGAATTAACTCTATAGTTAATCAGCCTGGAACTGGTATTATGCTCTTTGGAGATAAAACTGGTTTAGGTTATGCATCTGCCTTTGATAGAATCAATGTTAGGAGATTATTCCTGACAATTGAGCAAGCACTACAGAAAGCAGCAGAAGCACAACTCTTTGAGCTTAATGATCAGGTCACAAGAGCAAACTTTGTGAATATTGTTGAACCATATCTAAGAGATGTGGAAGCAAAGAGGGGTCTTTATGGATTCCTAGTCATTTGTGATGAGACAAATAACACTCCTGACGTGATTGATAATAATGAATTTAGAGCAGACATCTTCTTGAAGCCTGCCAAATCAATCAACTATGTTACTCTTACATTTGTTGCCACCAGAACTGGTGTTAGCTTTGAAGAAGTAGCAGGTCGAGTT